GCACAATCATCGACGGCCTAAGCATTACTGATATTGACATCCGCAACTGCCCGACAAGCGTGGTTCGTGTCTTTGGCAATTTCAGGTCGCCTGCTATCACAAATATCACAGACAACAGCAACGCGGTCACGACAAACCCAACTATCAAGCTGATAGCGGACGCAAGCAACTATTGCCGCAACGCGGAAATCCGCGACTGGACGGCACGCAATAAACTTGGCCCAGAAATTGACGCGGCAAACACGGGCACGCGGATCAATGGCGACTTCGTAGATCGGTCAACGGCGGTCGAATACATAGCAAGCGGCACGATTGCCAACAATGAAGTTTTCCGCGCAGGGGCCTTGCAATACATTGGCGAAACAAGCGCAACGTCTATTAGCGACATGGACGCGGTCGTGCCGTTTGGTGCGGGCTATCCTGAGCATTTCGGGGATGCCGCTGACGACACTGCCGCACTGGTCGCCTGGGCCGCTTTGGGCGGTGTCTTGGCTACAACGGAGGGCAAGACCTACGCCGCCTCTTCTATTGTTTCAGGCAGCGCCGTTCTTGCGTTCCCTGCAAACTCTGACGTTACATTTGGCGTCAATTCCAAAATTGAGTTTTCCGAAACTGACACTAGCAACACAACGAGGGTCACGGTTGCGGCGAGTTGCACCCTAAGAAATCCTTGGTTTTACTGGACAGACAACGGGGGCGATGGTCACTTTTTTGAGCGGGCGCTTTCTATCGACGCAAATTCAAAAATGTACAACGCCCGCTTTGAAGCTGAGACGGAGCAAACCGATAGTGCGACGGACGAGACGCGCGATACCACGGTGCATATTATAGGGTCGAACGTCACACTCCGAGACACCTATTTTAAAAACATTTACGACTGCGTGAAAACCACATCAGACGCGTCGTTGGACGGGGTAAAGGTGTACGACACCACTATTGATAGGTACTCGTCGGGCATAACCGCCAACGGTGCCCCGACTAATATGTTGGTTGACGGGCTGCACGTCGGAGCCATGAACACCCACGCGACCCCCGATCCGGGCCAGAATGCGATCACAGGCGGTGGCCCAAACATGACAGTAAGAAATATAGTTGTCGAGGACTCTGGGGAGCACGCGATCTATCTGGACTCTAAAGGCACATACGCGTCGCCTGTGGCGGGCCTGACCATGGATAATGTTCGCGTAAGAGGATCGGGGCAATGCGCTGTAAAGCTGCGCGGTTGGGGAGACTTTACGGTTCGAGACGTTTTGGGCGCTAACGCTCACAATGGGTCAACAGCGGGGACCAACGAAGACGGCTTGCGCCTTGAGGAATGTTCAAATGGCAAGGTCTGGAGTTTCGGTCACGGCGATGAAGTCGGCGGCGGCAGTGGCGGGTATGACCTGATCTACCTCAATAGCTGCTCTGACCTCGACTTTTTCGGCACATACGCAAGCGCCGCGCAGAGGTCTTTCATTCGCATTGAAGATGATCGCGTCAACGGTGTCTGTGGGAATATCAGGTTCCACGGTCTGAGTGTGCCAGCATCAAATAACAAGCCGTTGCTTTCCATCAACGTTACCGGAAACCTTGGCGACATCACGTTGCTCGGCACTTACATGGACGGCAACACAGGGCCGCTAGTGGTAATCGACGCGGCGGGAACTGTGGGCCGCATACTCATTGAGGGCGACATAACCACAAGCGATCCTGTCCTCACAAACACTGACGGCGGTGACGCGGTTGTCATTTACGCTAATGGCAAAAAGTACGTCGGCGGCGTCGAGGCGGGGATTGATTTCACTGGCCCTCTATTTGATTCAAGCAACGGTCATATAAACGGTCAAACTGTCGGTACGCAATTAACAACTACGGGCGCTGGAGTTTACGGCTCGGGTACAACCTATCGGAAAAACGGCAGCATACGACCATGGGCTGCGGTAGTGCCGTATCAGCCGACTGCGGACAATGACCGAGGAGGGCTTGCGTTCTTCACTAAACCAAGCTCTTTGGCGGACAATGACCTCGTTTTGGCAATGACCATTGACCATGAGGGACAAGTGAAAATGATCCGCGACGGAACGGGTCTGACGCTGACTTCGCCTGACGGGTCCGTAACGAAGCTGATGCGGCTTTCGAACGCGGGGGCAATCGAGTTGGTTGACCCGTAAATGTTAGTAACCGCAAAAATGAATGAGACAGGAGGGTGAGCGTATGAAACTAGCACTGATAGTAGGTCACAATAGCGAGGCGCAAGGCGCAGTCAGGGGCGACACATGCGAGGTCTGGGCGACTGCGGGGGGTGTACTCTAATGGCTTAAAACTGCTAAGTAACAACTGGGATATGATACAAACATCGGAGCAGCGTATGACAAGAATACTTTTAAGCAGTAAAGGCACTGGTCTGTTTGACGAAAACAAAGAACCACTTGGAGACGAATCGTATGTCTCTGTAACTGCAGAGAACAAAAACTTTAAGACAGTCCTACTTATAGACGAAGAAATTAGGACGGCACTAGTAACCTCGTCCTCTACAACGTAAACAAAAGGAATAGACTGTGAGCTTAAAATGGCCCCCAAAAGACCCAGATGAAAAACTAGACTACTCTCTTGACTGGTCTCGCTTTCTAGGGACCAAGACTATATCGTCTGTTGCCTGGTTTATTGATAACGCCAGCGGTGTAAAGACGGCTGTGTCTGCAACTGGGTCTGTAAACGGTCTGTCCTTAGACAACACCTCTAATACGAGCACAGTAAGCTCTGCTGTCTTTTCAGCAGGAACAGACAACGCAACGTATGTTATCACCTGCGCTATTACTTTTGGTACTGACAGCCTTGTAAGTGAACGGAAGATTAAACTTTCGATTAGGGAGAAGTAATGTCGTATAATTACCTAGGTCTTACTAACGACGTACTCGGTCGCTTCAATGAGACTCCTCTCACTTCAACCACTCTTGCTTCTGCAACTGGGGTCTACTCTGTTGTTAAAGAGGGAGTAAACAGTGCTATTCGTACTGTAAACCAGCAAGAATTTAACTGGCCGTTTAACTTTATCGAAGAAGAACAAACTTTATCCCCTGGGGTTATGCGTTATAGCTACCCAACGAATGCTAAGTCTGTTGACTTTAATGTCTTTCGTATTAAACGTGACAACACCTTTGGTAATACAACAGTACACCTAGGTCAAATGGACTATGAAGAGTACCTTCATAAACACATCGACGATGAGTACAACACAGTAGACACTAGTATCAGAAGTGTACCACGTAAAGTAATCCGAACACCTAACCAGGAGTTTGTTCTTTACCCCTCTCCTGATGAAGCGTATGATGTTGTCTTCGAGTACTACTCACTGCCAGTAGACCTTATTCTTTTTAGTGACGTACCTTCTCTGCCACCTGCGTTCCGTCACATTATTACTGAGGGTGCTTCTCTTTACGTGTACAACTTCCAATCAGATACCGAGAGTCAAGACAGAGCTTCCGCTAAGTTTGCTAACCAGATTGAGCAGATGCGTAAGGTGTACATTAACCGTTACGAAGATGTACGTGACACAAGAATAGAAACAAGACGAGTAGCTACAGGGAACTTTTAATGCCAATTCGCTGGGAAACATTTCCTGTTGAACTTTCTGGGGGTCTTGTCTCTAACCTATCGAGGTTACAGCAAGGTCTAAAGATGCCTGGGTCAGCACGTCTCTTACAGAACTTTGAGCCGTCCACTCAGGGTGGTTACCGTCGTATCAATGGCTTCACTAAGTATGACGCTAACCCTGTGCCTGCATACGGTTCTGTGGTAGCTCAAGGCTCTGGTCAAACTGGTACTTTGTTCTTAGTAGCAGACACACATGAGTCCCCTTCTGTAGGTGACACACTTACTGTAGCAGGAGTTACAGGTACGTACACGGTAACAGCTGTCTCTTTTAGTTCTGCCAACAAGTCAGCTACTTTAACAATCACACCAGCACTAAACTCTAGTCCTGCTGACAAAGCTGTGGTTACGTTTACCCTTGGTCAGTCACGTATTGAAGGTGTGTACTACTCAGGAGCAGATAGGGTTGCTTACGTCCTCAGGGGTGGTGCAGTATGGCGTAGTGGTGGCTTAGGTTGGACTAAGGTAAGCACCCCAGCCTACGGCTCCCCCCTTGTTTCTTCTGGTTCACAGTCAGGTACAACACTGTCTGTTGATGCTGTTGTTTCAGTACCTCAAGTAGGCGACACCTTTAGTATAGCCGGGGTAGAACTTGTATACACTGTAACAGAGTTACCCACTGTTTCTTCTGGAGTAGCTACCCTAACTATTGCACCTGCTCTTGCGTCCTCACCAGCAGACAACGCCGCTGTTACATTTCTAAGTTCTTCCCACACAGGAGGAACAAGAGCAAGGTTCAAAGAGTTTAACTTTGACGGTAC